GTCAGTCACGGAAAAATACCAAGTAAGTGGTGCTGATTTGGTACTGGCTGGGTATCCTGTTGCCGATAAAGATCTTGAAGAGCCGCACTGGTTTATGCGCATTTGGAATGCCACAGAAGAAGTTACTTATAAGCCGTGGAAAGTATCGGATGAGAGCAAAGAAGATTTTAAGCTGACGATTGACAATGTAACTAAACATAATTTAGGGTTTGTGCCGATTGTATGGATTAAAAATTTACCTGGAGGTGACTTAGTTGATGGACAGTGTTCGTTTAGTGACGGTATCGACTTGATGATTGAAAATGATTATCAATTATCGCAATGCGGTAGAGGTTTACGTTATTCTGCTGACCCAACCCTGTTGATAAAAGCTGAAGGTGGTCTAGCTACAGATGATGAGATTGTTAAATCAAGTGATCGTGCGTTAGTTGTGGGAGAAGATGGTGACGCTAAACTACTTGAAATTGCTGGTAGCGCGGCCGCGGCTGTGGATAAACATGTGCGTAACTTAAGAGAATTTGCGTTGGAAGTCATGCATGGCAATCGAGTTAATACAGATAAATTATCTGTTGCTCAGTCGGGTAAAGCAATGGAGATGATGAATCAAGATTTGATTTGGCTGTCAGATAAATTGAGAACAACTTACGGTGAAGGTGGATTGATTTCGCTTTTAAAAATGACTTTGAAAATACTTGCGAAAAATAAGATTTCAATTAATGACAAGCCACTTCCCCCAGTAAATCCAAATGAAGAAATCACTTTGGTGTGGAATCCGTGGTATTCATATACTCCTGATGATATGCAAAAAATGGCAGTCGCATTAGGTGTTTTAACTGAAAAAGGATTGCTTAGCAGAGAGACGGCAGTACGTTCTCTACAGCATGAATTTGATTTTGAAGACGTGGACATGGAATTAAAACAGATTGATTCTGATGTGAAAGTTCAAGATCAAGGGGGTTCGACTTCTGGTAAGTCGAATGTTGATAACAAACTAGAGGGTACTTTAAATGTCTGACGAAGAAAAGAAAGATGAAAGTGAAAAGGAGCAAGAGGAAAAAGAATCATCCAAAGAAGAATCAGAGCATGAGGAAGAAAGCTCAGAAGGTGAAAACGAAGAAGGAACCGAAACTTCTGGTGATGATGCCGGTATGGGACAGATTAAAAAATTAAGGAAGGAAAATGCTAAACGTAGAACCGCTTTAAAACAACTAAAGGTTGAAAATGAGGAACTACGTGCTAAAATTGATGGTATGAAAGGCAAAGATGGTGGCGAGGGTAAAAAGATAGAATCTTCCGACACACCAGATGCACTTCAAATTATGAATCAACGGCTGATTCGGGCAGAGCTTAAGGCTGCTGTTTTGAAAGCAGGTCTTCGTGATATGGACGCGTTAAGGATGTTTGACACATCCGGTATTAAGATTAGTAAAGAAGGTGATGTTGTTGGTGTGAAAGAGTTAGTTGATGAGATGTTGGAAGAAAAAGAATATCTTTTTGACAAAGAAACTAATGACACCACTTCGGGAAAAAAAGCACCAAACGCAGGTAAGATGTCAGGAAAATCGGCATTAGATATGTCTGACGAAGAATGGTCCAGGGAGAAGGCGAAATTGGGTATTGATGTAGATCAATACTTAAATTGATAATGCGGATGGGTAATAGCCTATCGAGTCTTGACGACTATGAGGCAAAATTTTAATTTAATTTAACTTTGTAGGAGTATTCAAGATGTCTATTAGTAATTTACCAGTTGAGTTGCAAGGTATTATTCAAAAAAATATGCTGCAACGCTTATTTCAGGAAGGATTGAGGTCAAAATTGGCTTTTCGTATGATAGCCGATAGAGAGATTTTCCCAGGTAGAATCGGTGAAACCTTGACTAAAACGCGTCATGGTTTAAAAAATCCGGCCACTACCCCCATTGACCCATCAGTTATCGACAGCAACTTAGATAATGGTTTGACCCCGTCAAACTTCACAGTCGAACAGTATAAATATGGTATTAGTCTGTATGCAGATACTATCGATTTAAATAGCATTACATCTCAAGTTGAAATCGCAGGCCGTTTTTCCAAAAACGTAACTGTTACTGCTGTCCAAGCGGCTCAAACTTTAGAGCGTTTGGCACGTAACAAAATTTATGATGGTTATATGGGTGCAAACAGTTGGGTAACTGAGACTTTAGTCGCTGCTGGCCCAACTATTAAAGTTGATGATGTTCGCCACTTTAATGAGATTTTTGTTAATGGTGAATTGGTTCCAGTATCAGCCTCCAATAAACGTAATGTTACTGTTGGTGGTAGCGTTTATGCTTTACAAGCAGTGGCTATTGATGCTGTTAATACTTCCAAAATCGCTTCTTTCGGAGGTCAATCAGGAACATTAACTTTTGATGCTAACGTTAGTATCGCTGATGGTACCCTGGGTAATGGCGTGATAGCTGAAAGCTCAGCCATTGTTTTGCGTCCTAATGTTAAAGAATCAACTTATCTGTTAGATAATGCAGATATATTGACGATGGAAATGTTGCAAGATGCTGTTGCAATTCTTAGAAATAATGCCGTACCTACTATTGGTGGCGTTTATAACTGTTACTTAGATCAAAACTCAATGAAACAACTCTACAGAGATCAAGAGTTTAGAGAATTGTTCCGTGGCAGACCAGATACCAGAGAATATAGGCAGGGAATCGTTGTGGATTTATTGGGTTTAAGATTCATTTCAACAACCGAAACTTATCAGCAAACTTTAACTACTGCTACAGGTCCGGTTCGAGTTAAACGTCCAATCATCAGTGGTCAAGGTGCTTTGATTGAAGGTACATTTGCCGAGCAGGATGCTATGATAGCACAACGTAATCGAAATGCCGTCATTCGTAATATTGATGGGGTAGTTTCTGTAACCAGACCTCCGTTAGATCGTTTGGGTATGAATATTGGCCAGTCCTGGTATTGGATTGGTGGGTATGCTTTACCAACCGATTCAACTGCAACGCAGTCTATTATTCCTACTAGTAATAATAGTTATTATAAACGGGCTGTTGTTTTAGAAACTGCTTAAATTTTAATACATTGGGGAGGCTTAATAACCTCCCCTAAAATATCGGGAGTTAAAAATGAGTAAAAAATCTAAAACAAAAGATAAAGCACTTGAAAGTCAACTTGAAAAAGAATTGAATGATGTTGAACCTGAAGTGAAGGCTGAACCTGAAGTGAAGGCTGAACCTGAAGTGAAGGCTGAACCTGAAGTGAAGGCTGAACCTGAAAAAATAAACTCTAAACCAGTAAAAAAATTGCCTGTGGCATTGATTATGAAGTCACCTATTGATGTTGTTGTTCCGATACCTGGACATCCCGAGGTTCATACTTGCAAGCGTTTTGCTGCTGGAGTTAAGGTTGTACGCCCTATTTTTATTGATGCTATTATGAAGGCAAAAATAGGCAAATATGACATAGTGGAGTAGAAAATGCCTTTTACTGAAGAAGAAAAGACAGATATTCGTAGATTTTGCGGGTACGGTGTCAAGGGAAAAGTACCGGAATATCCGTTTGGTGTGCGCTTCTTCACTTTTTTTGGCGATCTTGAATATAAACTTGATCGCCTTTTACCTGATGAAGAAGTTATAGTACGAAAGTATTTAGTAATTCTCATTAAACTAGAAGATGATTTACCACTGGTTGCGGATAATTTGGATACGGACAGGGCAGCCGTTTGGTATCATAACAAAAATGAGCTTTCCGACAGAAACAAATTATTTACGCTTTATCGAAAAAAATTATCTAGCTTTTTAGCTATACCCTTTCAGGGCAATTCTGGTATGCAAATTAAAATGATAGTGTAATGGATGGTCCAAAGGCACAGGATAGAATATATAAGGGCTACGGTATTGCCGCAGATCATATCGGTCTGCCTTATACAATTTACCGCTCACCTGATGGGATAGACCCTATTGAGCCAGCTAATATTGTGGGTGAAATAAATATGACCCATACAAATAGCTGGACGTATATGAATGTGAAAAAATACGGTGATAATGCTTGGATTATACTAGCAGATGGTCGCGAACTTTATGTCGGTGATTATTTAGTTAGTCCCCAAAGAACTTTTTTTATTGCGTCTATGGAGCATTTACAGCCTATTTTAGGCGTTATGTGCGATAGAATAATTACTATCAGCCGTCCAAAAGCACCTGATGGGGTTGGAGATGTCGGTTACAGTGGTTATGAAGACATTACCCCCGCAACGCATCCAGTCTTATATCAAAATGTTCCAGCGTCGTTTTTAAAGAGTTCTCGTGGTGAAAAGAATCGAGTTGCTTTACCAACTGACGCGAAGATGCCTTGGTATGCTGCTTATTTGCCGTATTGGGAAGCTGCTTTTTTGCGCAATGGAGATATTATTACAGATACTAATAAACAACAATATATAGTAAGTGATAACGAACATACATCGATGGGTTGGCACTTAAATGTTCATGGGTTGGAGGCTTAAACATGGCGTCTGTATTACAAGTTGAGGAAACATTATCAAAGCTTGTGGAGCCTGTTGTTTATCCAAACGGAATATCGCAACCATCTATCGTAGGGGTTGATGTTAAGATTGTAAA